GGACTTCCGGAAATTGAGGCCTTTGACGCTGAGAATCCAAATCGTGTTCGGAGAATCAAGATACTGGCCTACGACGGCGGGATGCTGAATCTTCCGAACTACGACTATCCGCTTGTGATCGACAATCAAGGTTGGGAGCTACGGGACCAGATCCGCCCCATCTTGATCGATCACAAAAAGGATGCAGACCATATCCTGGGGCAGACCGACCGAATCACTGTTTCGGCTACAGAGATGATGGCTGAAGGTGAGTTGATGGGTGCTGGACCAATCGCCAAGCAGGTCATTGAAGCTAACGATCGTGGGTTTCGATTTGAGGCTTCAGTTGGAGCCAAGCCCACAATTAAGCCGCAATTTATCCCGGCTGGTAAGACTGTTGCCGTTAATGGTCGGCAGTTTACCGGGCCGCTTTATGTGTCACGAAAAACGAGACTGGGCGAGATCAGTTTCGTCATCATAGGCGCGGCTCAGAAGAGCGCCGCATCAATTGCCGCGAGTGCGGCTGGAGGATTAGAAATGCCGACTTTCGAGCAATTTGTAAGTGAAATGGGTTTCGACCCAGCTACCCTCAGTGAGCAACAGCGGGCTTCCCTGCAGGCCCTGTATGACTCTGCTGAACCTGCTGCGGACCCAGCGAACGCAAGCGGAGGTCCTAACAATCCGCCGCCCGCTCCCGTTCCTGCTCCAACCCCTGCACAAGCTCCCGCGAACGCAAGCGGGACAATGGATATCAACGCCAGCGATCTGGCAGAGATTCAGCGAGGGGCCGCAATTCATGCGATTTGTAACGGCACCCGTGGGAATTTCCCACAGATCGAAGCCCAAGCCATTGAAGGGAATTGGGACGTGAGACGAACCAGCTTGGAAGTCATTCGACAATCGCGACCTCGAGCGCCAGGGGTTATCGTTCGTAACAACACTCGCGACCAAAACGTCATTGAGGCAAGCCTTGTGTTTGCTGCTGGGATCAATCCCAATGTGGCACTAGAGAGAGGTTGGTTCGACGAACGGACGATTGAAGCCGCGGAAAGCTCTCAATGGTCTGGTATGTCGTTGTGTCGCGCTGGCCATGAAATCGTGGCTGCTGCCGGTGGTTACCTGCGACCAGGGCGACTGGATACGGAAGGTGTTCGACACATCTTTGAGTGTGAACGTCGATTGCTGAGCAATCCTTCTGGCTGGTCGATTGAGGCGTCTGGTAGTGGGACCGCATTCAGCACTTTAAGCTTGTCTGGTGCTCTTGGTGGAATGCTCCGAAAGCTTCTTTTGAATTCGTTCCTGGAAGTCGAAAGTGTCATTCCGCAGATTAGCGTCAAGCAATCGCCGACTGATTACAAATCCTTCAATGCTTACCAAATCACAATGGACGGTGAGCTGGAAGAGATTGGAAGCAATGGCCAACTTCCGGACGTGAGTTTGTCGGAGGAAGAGTTCTCGAACCAGGTCAAACTGAGAGGGGCTTACCTGTCAGTTTCTGAGGTGACGTTCGTAAACGATGACCTTGGGATCTTCGCGCAAGTCCCCAAGATGTTTGGTCGAAATGCGGCGATTGGTCGCGAGAAGGTTGGGTTGACAACATTCCTTGCTGGTCAAGGGACGTTCTATTCGACTGCGAACGGCAACTACATGCAGGGTTCCGACACAGCATTGTCAATCGCCGCTCTGACTGCAGCCAGCAAGCTTGCAGACGAGCAAACCGACTCGAACGGCGATCCGATAATGTTGCCGATGACCCGTATCTTTGTTCCGCCAGCGCTGAAGGTCGAAGCAGGCAGTTTGTATACCGAAAAGAATATTGTCATTTCGGGCTCTACAAGCACAACAAAAACGGCAAACAATCCGCACGTTGGAAGCTTCCAGCCTTTGGTCAGTCCGTTCCTGGGGACCAAATTCGGCCTAACGGGTTCAAGCGAAACTGCTTTCTACTTGCTTCCCGCGCCGGGTGATATTGCCCCATTGCAGGCCGCTTACCTCAACGGACAGGAGCAACCAACTGTCGAAAAGGGCGATGTTGATTTCCGTCAACTCGGAATGGCGTGGCGAGTCACTTACCGCTTTGGATTTGCCAAGGGCAATAAGCGAGCCGTTGTCAAATCAAACGGGGTGGCTGAATAAGGTCAGGTCCGCCAGATCGTTTGTTAGTGCTCTGAATCTGTAGTGGCTAAACCCGGCTTGCAATGTGTAAGCCGGATTTTCTGAATCAATTACGCCTGTGAGGAATTTACAATGGCCGACCAACTTTTCCAGGCACGGACTTACAAGCCGGGCCAACAAATTGAATATACGCCAGTGGCTGATGTCGCCGCAGGTGACGTTATTGTTATCGGTTCTTTAGTGTGTTACGCCTGCGAAGATATTGAAGCCGACGCACTGGGCAACCTTGAGACCAGCGGGGCAATTCAAGGAGTTGCCGCAAACGAAGCGTGGACTCAAGGGGCTGACGTATTCTGGGACGCGGACGGCAACCCTTACGGCGGGACTGCTGGAAGTGGCTGTTTCACAGTCGTGGCTTCTGGAAATGTCCGTGCGGGTTACGCTCGTAAGGCAAGGGGCGCGACGGAGCCGACTGGCGTCATCCAATTGACTTCAACCAGTCGACCGAATGTGCTGCCGGTTCAAACGGTTGCCGCCGCTGGTACCAATCAAGCGACCGCCGCCGCCTTAATCGAGGGGTTCAACCTCGTGACAGGTCCAGACGACACGAAGGGTGTTGTTCTGCCGGCTGCTTCTGCTGGCAAGCAAGTGATTATCAAAGTTGGTGATGGTGCCGATCTGAAGGTGTGGCCAGCAACAGGCGATGCCATCAATGCACTTGGCGCGAACAACTCAATGACAGTGGTTGATGATGTTTGCTTTACGCTGATCGCTCTCGATTCGACCACTTGGTACACGACTCCTCTGCTGCCAAGCTAATCGACCTGAGGTCCATCCATGCAGGCCGGGGTCTCCCCGCCTGATTAACGCCTGGGGCGAGGCCCACGACTCGCCCCAGGCTATATTTCCGATTCATTCCGAGGGGCTGAACGTGATCAAACTATTAACTGTTTGGCTGGCAATCTTGCTGCTGTGTCTGGCTGGAGGTCTACAAGCCGCAGACGCCAAGGTGAGCTATCCTATTCGCGCAGAAGCCGGAGAATTCTTCACCGTCGACGGTTCACTGTCATCCGCGACCGCTGGTGTGGAATGGCAGATTGCTGACGAAGAGGCGGAAGTTTGGTATTCGAAGGATCGGCGAAAGTTGCTCTGCAGGGTGCCGACTCCTCGACTGATTCAAATGGTTGCGATTGCCAGGGACACAGACGGACACAATGCCGTCCAGATTGTGACTATCGCAATTACTGGAGACGCTCCAACGCCTGCGCCCGATCCCGTTCCGCCAAAGCCGGACGTGAAGCCTGATCCTGTCCCACCAACACCGCCAGACGTCAAGCCAAGCCCTTCACGATTTGGCTTGACTCCGCTGGTGACCACTGAGGCCAGTAAGGTCAAGACTGACGACCGGAAAGCGGAAGCGGAACAGTTCGCTGCTTTGTGTCTCACTGTGAGAGGGAAGATTGTCGCAGGAGAGATCCAAGCATCAGAGCCTGCAGCGATTGCCGACACGATTGACGCCGCAGTGAAAACGCTCCCGAAAACCGTCCAGCAGAAGTGGCTTCCAACTTTCGGGAAATGGTGGACTGGTCAACTTCGGACACTCTATCTGGCCGGGAAACTACAGACCAGTAAGGACTGGTCGGACCTGATCGATGAAACCATTGCAGGCCTTCGGGCCGTTCAGTAAGGGGCCACTATGAGCAGTCCAGAAGAACAACAGAACCAGCCTGAGAAGCCTGCAGCGGAATTGATTCCCACAACCCCTAAACAGTGGTGGAATCTGATCGCTGTCGGGTTGCAGTTGGCGAGAGATCCAGCAGGACGACGGGGGCTGTTTGTCCTCTCGGCAGTCTTGGCAATCCTGGGTGCATTAGCGCTGATTGACGGCACTTGGTTTGCAATTCCTGAGATCACTCCTGTCGAAAGCCGCTTCGGTTGGGATGAAGCAAAGGCCTTAGTTGATGCGCCGATCATTGCAGCCAAAATGCCTGTCTTCGCAATCACTGACGAGGATGGAAACATTGTCAGCGGTGCAGGCAAAAACTCCGAACTTTGGAAGTTCGTGAAGACTGCCAATAACGGGCTGCACATTCCGACATGGAAGCAGGAATCTGGCGATTGTGTTTCGATGGGCGGAAGCAATGCTATCGCCTATCGAATGGGTGTACAGATCGCAAGAGAACAGCGAAACGAGCTATTGAAGATCCCTTTCCCGCCATACCTGTATGGGATCAGTCGAGTACAGATCGGGAAGCGACAAATCCGAGGAGCTGGCTCAGTTGGGGCATGGGCTGCGCAGGGATCGCAGAGTTATGGGGTTTATCCGACCGATCAAGCGGCAATTGATGGATTCAATTATTCAGGCCGTCTAGCGGATCAGTGGGGGCAACAGGGTCCGCCGCAACACGTGATTCAGTTTGCCAGTAAATTCCGCATCCGTACCGTTTCGCAGGTGAAGTCATGGGAGGATGTGCGGGATGCGTTGGTCCATGGATATCCTGTTACTGTCGCCAGCAACGTTGGTTTCAACGGAGGTCCTTACGACCGAGATGGGAAGCGATGGCTGAGACCTTCTGGCCGCTGGGCTCACCAAATGTGTTTCATTGGGGTTGAGGATCGACCCGCACGCGAGAAAGGGGCCTACTGCCTCAATTCTTGGGGTGAAGATGCTCACCCCAAGCCCTTGAACGATGAGCCGCGAGGGGGCTTCTGGGTCGACTGGCAAACCGTTCAAAGAATGGTTTCTCAAGGTGATTCCTGGGCTTATAGCGACTTCGATGGATTCCCGGCAGACGTTCTTGCCGATTGGAACAAATTCAAAATTGATCGAATCAAAGCGGGTGATTCTGAAACTGTAGCTGCTGTGTTGGCAGCCGATGTTGAGCCCGTAACTACTGTTAAGGATGTTCGAAAAATGTACGTTAAACCTGTCTCTTACATTTTGTTAAGTTTGGCTGGAATGCTGTTCTCGTTTGTGCTGAGGGTGAGAGCCAATCGAACATTCCGAACCGCCGTCACGATTCTATTGGCCTTGGGGTTGATTACTACTGCTGTTACGACTGAAGCCGGTTACAAAGCCCAGGCCCGGCGAGCTACACAGTACCAAACCTACGTCGCCCAGTGTGCCGGTAATTGCGATCCCGCTTCTTGTGGTTGTGTCAATTGCCAGTGTCCCACGCAACAGGTCGCGCAAGCCCCAAGAGCCCGTGAAGTGCAGACCGCTGGCCGCTTGGTTGCCGCTGCCGACGTACCTAGTTCCTGGAACGCCCTGTCTACGCTCACAGATCCGCCGCCCGTAGTTTCCGCGAGTTGGAACGCTCTGCGTGATGTACCCACATCGAAGGCAAGCCCGCCCATTCAAACCTGGAACGCTCTCGCGAGTGTCCCACCGAAACAACCCGAGATTAAATATCGTCGGATCTGTACCGGAACGGGTTGTTATTGGGTGCCTGAGTAATTCAACGCGGGCGCTGGTGCCGTAGCGGTCTCATAAGCCGCTTTCGCACAGTTCGACTCTGTGGCCCGCAATTAGAGGTGATTTCATGACGATCTGGCAACACGCCGCCGCCGCATTAAGTTCAGTTTTCAAAACAGTGAGCGATGAAACGGTCACTTACACGAGAGGCAACGCTTCTAACGAAGAATTGTCGGTGAGCTTTGGCAAATCCGAATTCGAGGCAGTTGGAGAGCATGGCCAGATTCTGGAAGTCATCACTGAAGACATGGTACTCGACACAGCCGACTTGACACTAAACGATGTGGTCGTGAAGCCGCAACGTGGCGACAAGGTGGTCAGAGTCCTGCCGAGCGGAGACACCGTGACTTACGAAGTTTGCCCACCAGACAAATCAATGAAGCCGTACAAGCTTTCGTGCCAGGATTTAAGGTTGCGGATTCACTTAAAGAGGATCGCAAATGGCTGATGTGGAAATCGCTCCGTGTGACGAGGCCTGCGAAGCGATCGTCGCCCGGATTAACACCGCGACGACTTACACGCTTCCCCAGCCCGCCGAATATCTGCCAGTCGTTATTGATCAACTGGAAGAGGTCGACGGATTGCGTGTTGATGTTGTCCACGAGTTTGAACAAGACCTGCAAGAGACACTCGACATCGAAGATCGGACATCACACATCATTCGCATCTGGATTCGTGACAAGCTTCCAGACGACTCGATTGCCGAGGTGAAGTCACGCAATTTAATCGTCCGTAAGATCTGGCAACGAGTCAACAATTTCCATTCCGCTAATGGTCGCGTCAAAGTTTGGGACATTGGAAAGAACCGGGGAGAAATCCCAGGCAAGTTGATGTTAGTCGAGGCGGGCTTTTATCGGGCCTACATTGAACTTCGCGTGGAAGTGGAGCCTCCCTGATGGCAAGTCGACGGCAATACCTGACGGGAGACAAGGAACTTGACGCTGCACTCGAACAACTTGGAACAAAAGTCGGGAACCGAATCGCAAAAGCCAGCATTCGAGCAGGGGTTGCCGTTCTTAAGAGAGAGATCAAGAAAAGAGCAAAGGGAACCGTCAAGGACTACATCGGGAGCAAGGTGAAAGTCCTCAAGAGTTCTAAGAAATTAGTTGCGAAAGCAGGTGTCAACGTCGGGAAAGCCGGGAAGATCGACACGCCAGGTCCGCCCCATGCTCACCTGTTTGCAATTGGATCGAAGAAACGAACCAGGAAGCGAATCGGTGGTCGGTTTGCGTACTTGAAAAGACCGACATCAGCACAGCTTCGAACGGAAGCAATGCCCGGAAATCAGTTTGTGGATGAGGCCGCAAGTGCCTCACAGGGTCAAGTTAAAACAGCAATGCACGCTGCAGCCAGAAAGAGCCTTGAACGTGAGGCCAAAAAGCTCGCTAAACGTGCCCGAAGAACCAAGTAAAGGGAAAAATCATGGCAAAGGTCAAGTCAAAGGGCACTGCGTTATTACAGTCGATCAGTGCGGTGTACACCGCGATTGCCCAACTGACGTCAATCGATGTCAGTGGCGAAAAATCCGAAACAACCGAAACGGTCACATTGGACGGACCTGCCCACAAGACCAAAGACCCAACCGGGTACATCGACACGGCCACGATCAAAGCCGATGTCTTGTGGGATCCGGCATTGGCAGGGCATGACGCCTTCCAGGATTTGGTACGCGCTCCGGTTGCCACAAATTTCAAGGTGACCTATGCCGACAGTGGACCGACATCAGAGATTTTCCCTGGAGTCGGTTTCGGACTCGACAAGAAAGCCTCCCCGGGTGACATGCTTCAGGCATCGATTGAGATCGAGACCAGCGGCACGCCCTCTTAATTCAAGCCGAACTTAAAATCGAAAACCCAACTTAATTTAGCATTCACAAGTCAAACTTTTGAGGACAGTTCAAATGAAATGCGTATTCGTGCGAGACGTGGACGTCGACGTTACTACGTTGGACGAAGGCCAGAAGTCAAAACTTAAGTTCAAGAAAGTTCGAGTCGGACAGGGTTCCAAACTCGTGGCCTACTTCCCTTCCGGAACGGAATACGAGCACGCCAACGCCCCGTTCTTCGTTCGTCAAGGAATGGCGGATCCAGCGGACGACGAATGCGCCGAAGCTGCCGATCTGAGCCCTGAGCAACGAACGCAGCTGCAGCACAAATACCGCCGATTAGCTGCGGGAATTCTGCGGGAAGATTTTGAGCTGTTCGACAGTGGTGTGATTGTGGGCTACGAGCAGGACGGATCATACAAACACGGTCCGAACTGGGCAGCCTACCAGGAAGCTCAAGCAGCCGAAGCTTTCCCTGATCCTGAGGAACTGTAAGTCGTCATTCGGTGATTATCGATTCACAGTTTGTTTGACATCCCCTTCACATCATCAATAACAGAGAAGACTATGAGTGTACTTGATAGACTCCGGAAACGACGTTGTTACACTTTCGCGATCGGTGGTCAATCCGTGTGTCTGCGAGCGTTGACACACAAGGAAATCGAGCTAGTGTCAAAGTTCGATGACGGTTCAATCGGAACCAGTTACATCGTGGGTTGCTGTCTTCTGAATGAAGACGAGTCCCCTGCGTTCGTGAGAGAACCGAACGAGTCACCAGAGGCGTTTGCAAAACGAGTCAATCAGGTGCTGATCGAGTCTGACCTGTCTACAGACACGACAAGTGATCTGGCCGCAATGGCTGCGAAACTCAGTCGCGGTGGAAGTGTCGAGGCACTCGCAAAAAACTCCTGACAGACGACACGGCCCGATTTGCTGCCAAGTTGGCCAGGTCGGTCGGTCGTCTGGACTTTGACAATGTCTATTACGAAATGAGCCCATTCGAATGGTCGGTGCATCAAGCCTTATCAGCTGTTGAGCCATGGGGCGAGGATCGAGCCGACCTTCGAGCCGCCGTCAACACCGTTCGCCATCTAATAGCCAATTCTAACGAACCCAGCGAAGAC